AAGATCTAGATTAGATGCATTGAATGGGAATTTCATCATATTAGACGAGGCACATACAATGCGTAGTTCTAAGAAGTACGGGAAGATGAAAAAGACATTAAGCGCTTATCGAAATAAGCTGTTATTCATCATTAGCACCGCAGGAGATATTCCAAACGGGTTCTTAGCTAACCGTTTGAAATACTGTAAGAAAGTATTGGAGGGGAGCATTGAGAATGACGAGTTATTTATTTTTATTTGTAAAGCTAATGAAGATAAAGACGGAATGCCAATTGATTATATGTCGGACAAAACATTGAGAATGGCTAATCCATCATGTGGCGTGACAGTGACTATCGAAGAGTTAAGAGCTGAAGCTGAGATGGCGCTCAATGATCCACAAACGCGGATGGAATTCTTCAATACAACATTAAACGTGTTTACTAATTCCATGAACACTTACTTCAATGTAGATGAATTTATCGCAAGTGACGAGCAGTTCAATTGGACAATTGAAGAACTGGCTAAATTGCCTATCAAGTGGTATGGCGGTGCTGACTTATCTAAAATGCATGACTTAACTGCATCCGCTTTGGTTGGTGAATATGAGTTTGAAGGAAAGAAAATTGATATTGCCATAACACACGCATTCTTTCCAATTGCCTCCGCAAAAGAAAAGGCGGAAGACGATGGAATTCCATTGTTTGGATGGAAGGATGATGGATGGTTAACAATGAGTAATACGAAGACTGTGTTGTATGACGATGTTGTTAAATGGTTTATTCAAATGAGACAGCTTGGATTTAACATTCGAAGTATCGGCTTCGATAGAAAATTTGGTAGAGAATTCGTTAGCAAGATGAAAAAGAACAAATTTAGAATGGTTGACCAACCACAATATTTTTGGAAGAAATCAGAAGGTTTCAGACGAATCGAAATGAAAGTTAAAAACAAAGAATTTTATTACGCGCATAGTGAGGCTTTTGAATATTGTGTTGGAAATGTTCGTGCGATTGAAAAAACTGACGACATGATCCAATACGAAAAAGCTGATGGTGACGGTGGAACACAGCGTATTGATATTTTTGACGCGACTGTTTTCGCAACAGTACAAATGCTACAAGAAATTGATAGTAAAGCAAATCGCGCAAAAGATTTCTTTGGATTGAAGGGAGATTAAAAATGGGATTATTCGATTTTTGGAATAAACGAAATAAAAATGTTTTGCCACAAGTGGGATTTATGTCGCCATTTGAGTGGCAAAATTTAATATCACAAGATGATACTTATATCCCTCTAAACAAGCATCCTGATGTTGTGATTGCTGTTGATAAGATTGCGGATTTAGTATCTAATATGACCATTCACTTAATGGAAAATTCAGATAAAGGTGATGTCAGAGTTCGAGATGAATTATCTCGAAAAATTGATATTAATCCGTATAAGTACATGACTAGAAAAACATGGATTTCTAGAATTGTAAGAGATTTGCTATTGAACGGTGATGGGAATGCAGTGGTTCACGTTAAGCTGATTAGAGGAACAGATTTCATTGGCGATTTAATGCCGTTGAATATGCGTAGCGTTGAGTTCATTGATGAAGAAGACGGAGGATATTACATCCGATACGGTTCTGTAAGATTAAATCCTGACGAAGTAGTACACTTCACAATTAATCCAGATGAAAAGAGACCACACATTGGGACAGGATACAAAGCACTTCTTAGAGACGTCGTTAAGAATCTTACGCAGGCGAATAAAACGAAGAATAGTTTTATGCGAAATAAAAACATTCCTAGTGTAATAGTGAGTGTCAATGGGGATGCCGATGGATTAACGAATCAACAAGGCCGTGAAGCCATAATGAATAGTTATCTAAAAACTACCAATGCTGGAGAACCGTGGATTATTCCAGCGGAGATGATGAAAGTTGACCAAGTTAAACCATTGACTCTAAAAGACATCGCGATTAATGAATCTGTTGAAATTGATAAAAAGACAATTGCTGGCCTATTTGGAGTGCCGGCTTTTTATTTAGGCGTAGGAGAGTTTGATAAAGAAGAATACAACACGTTTATTAACACGAGAATTCTATCGATTGCCGAAATAATTGCGCAGACGTTAACAAGAGACTTGTTAATCAGTCCTAAAAGATATTTCAAGTTCAATCCAAGATCGTTATATTCGTACAACATTACTGAATTAGTATCTGCAGGAAGTCAGATGGTTCAGTTAGCTGCGATGAGAAGAAATGAACTTCGAGATTGGATTGGATTAGTTCCTGATCCTGAAATGGAAGACATTATTGTTTTAGAAAATTATCTAAATCAAGAAGATTTAAGCAATCAAAACAAATTGAAGGGTGGTGAGAATAATGAATAAAAGGGAAAGCTATCTCACTACAAACTTTAATACACGTAGTGAAGAAGATGGGAAGCTTTATATCGAAGGCTATTTCATTAAATACGGAGTGGAAACTGAACTGTGGGCAGGTTTCTTTGAATTAATTGAGAAGGAGGCTGTAGATAAAGCGTTAGAGCGTAATCCAGATGTTAGAGCTCTATTTAACCACGATACAAATATTTGTTTAGGAAGAACTGGAAACGGAGCTTTAAAACTAAAATCTGACAACGTAGGTTTGTTTGGAGCTTGTGAGATTAACGCCGCAGATCCTGATGCAGTTGGAGCGCATGCGAGAATTAATCGACAAGATGTAAATGGTTGTAGCTTTGGATTTATTGAACTAGCTTATGAAATCGAAGAACGAGATGATGGAACGATACTTAAAAAAGTCAAAGATATGGAACTTTTAGAAGTTAGTCCATGCACATTCCCAGCATATCCGCAAACTGAAATCGCAGCACGACAAAAAAGCTATGATAACTACAAAAAAGAAGTGTTAGCAACTAAAAAACAATTACTAAAGGAGAGATTAAAGAATGCAAAATAAAGGCTTATTAATTAAAGCTAAATTATCAATGCGAAACAAATCGCTAGAAAAAATTAATGCTGAATTAGCAGAACTAAATAAACGTTCAGAAGAAACTGAATTAGCTATTGATTCTGCAGAAAACGATGAAGATTTAAGTGCTGTTGAAGCACAAATTGAAGAAATTCAAAAAGAATTATCTGCTAAGAAAGAAGAAAAAGAAAACTTAGAAAAAGAAATTTCAGATCTAGAAACAGAATTAAAAGAATTAGAAGAAAAAGACCCAGCAAAGGAGAATAGAAATATGAATAACAACAACAAAACATTAGAAGTAAGAGAAGCATTAAACAAATTCATCCGTACTAAAGGACAAACACGAGATGGATTAAAAGTCGTTGATGGTGGTGCAGTTGTACCAGTTGAAGTGCTAAAACCGCAATTACAAAAAGTACGTAACGTTGACTTAACTAAATTAGTACGTATTATTCCAGTTAACTCTGGCTCAGGTAAATACGCTGTAGTTAGCAAATCTAAAAACAAAATGATTAAAACGTCTGAATTAGAAAAGAACCCTGAATTAGGAAAACCAAAATTCACTCCAGTTGATTGGTCAGTAGAAACATATCGTGGACAATTATCTGTATCACAAGAAATGATTGACGATGCAGATTACGATATTATGGCATTGGTTGAAGAAGATGCAGGAAATCAAGATATTAACACTAAAAACTATGCAATCGCAGAAATTCTTAAGACAGCTAAAGCAGAAGCTGCTTCAGGGTTTGATGGATTAAAAGATATTATCAATAAGAAAATTCCTTCAGTATATGAAGTAGTTTTAATTGTAACTGATTCAATGTTCGCAGCATTAGACAAAGTGAAAGACAAACAAGGTCGTTACATGCTTCAAGAAGATGTAACATCGCCAACTGGCTACCGTTTCAAAGGTAAAGTGATTTACTCAGTTCCAGACGAAATGTTAGCAGCAGAAGGAGAAATGAAAGGTTTCATCGGTGATGCGTTTGAATTCATCACATTATTTGACCGTATGCAAACAACAGTTAAATGGACTCCAAACGAAATCTATGGAGAAACATTAGGATTATTTGCTCGCTTCGTAGCTAAAGCAACTGACAAAGAATCAGGCGTGTTTGTAACATACACTGATGCAGTTTAGGAGTAAGTTATGAAGTACGAAGTAATTCGTGCATTTGCTGATGTAAACGACTGTTCGGAAGAATTTCCGAATGGTCGTTTATATGCTGTTGGAGATGTTTTCCCTTTCCAAGGCAAAGTCAGTAAAACACGACTAGCAGAATTATCAACTAGAGACAATAGTGCTGGAGTTATTTTCATCAAACCGTTAGGAGGAGATGATAATGGAGCAAACAGAGATACTAGCTCTATTGAAGGCTAAACTCGGAATTAGTGGAAGATTTAGAGATGAGTATTTAAATCATTTAATTTTATCAGTACAAGATGAAATTAAAAAACAAAAGAAGATTAAACTTGATACTAATCGATATGATCATATGGATTTCTTAATCGATTATGCAGCGTTTAGATACGACAATCGTGATAATAATATTCTTATGCCTAAGCATTTACAGTATCGACTTCATAATCTACTACTAGAAAATTTAAGGAGTGATGTGGATGTGGAATAAGGAGATTGTCTTAATCAAAAAGAGAATTAATGGAACGGATGAAATAGGGAATCCAATCGTTGAATTGATTAAACGAAAGATTCTTGCGACTGAAAAAAGTGTAACAAATGCAATGCTGTTCTATGGCGCTCAATTTGGATATAAGCCAATATTCGTGGTTCAAGTAAGATGGTTCGAGTACGAACACGAATCTTT